GTCTGGGCGAGGCCGCGCTGGACTTGGCGTTCCAGTTCGCCGCGCATGGACTTGGCGGCACCGGTATCGCTCGGGCCGGTGGGCACTTCCACCTGCTCGTAGGTGGGAGACTGGAGCTGGGTCTCGGCAAGTTTGGCTTCGCCCCCCGTGATTTCGTTGAGAAACTTGTCGTACAGCCTGTATCGCTCTGGATCAAGAGCGGCGAGTTCCTTCCTGCGTTGTACGGCAGTCGCTTCTCCAAGGGTCATTTTCCCACCCGGAGCCGCCTGCTGAGAGGCGGTGTACTGGGCAAGAGCCTGCTCAGGAGCAAGAGCCATAAGCTCTCTCGAAAGTTTCGCAGTTAGGGCAACATCGGAGATATCGCCAAAATCAACCTCCTTGAACTGTCCGGTTTTTACTCCGTCTTTGTAGATCGGAACCTCTACCTTACCACCAATTCGAGATGCAGCTTCAATTTCGCGCATCAGCGGAAACGTTTCCGCTTGAGCCATGACGGCTTCTCGGTTGGCTGCGGCTAAATCAGGCGCTTTGTATGATCCTCCCATAACAAATCCTCTCGTTCATCAATAGTTTGAAGTACCTCTCGAAATCGTACAAACGTGAAATGCCTTTCCGGACACCGCCCAGCTTGGTCACGTTCTCCGAACACATGTCCATCATGGCGAGCCAAAGGGTCTGAACCGCTCTCGGCTCCGTTCCGACAACCATCTCGATCCAAGCGATATGGCCGTCCGGAAAGTTGTTGTTGATGTCTTCTGCCTCCTCGACCGAGTTCAAGAACCTGACGGCACCGACCCCGACGCATTCTCCATTCTCGTTCTGGACGATCCCGAACTGGCGAACCTTGTTAAAGATTCCGATCCAGTTGAGCAACTCCTCATTGTTCCATGTGGAACAAGTGGGCCACTTCTCCTTCAGCAGCTTGGCGGCTGCGATAATGGTCGGGTGCGGGTTCATTGCTGCGGGCGAATGGAATCGACGAATCCGGACAGGATCGTGGATTGCAGGGACAATCGCCCGCTTGCGGTCACAACCTTGAATTGCAGGGTGTTCCAGCGCCCTTGGCTGATGAGGTTGTAGGCTTTGAGGAACTTCTGGGAGTTGGTGATCGAAAGAGCCGAATCTAGAGCGGAGAATGTCCCGCTCATGTTCTTGGCCAGCGAGATTGCGGCGGTTGTGTTCGAGGTCGTGTACGGGTTGTCGAAAGCAAACTGGATGCTGTAGCCGATCTTTTCCGGAATCGGCTCGTTGAAATTGTATGCCTTTGTGATGACCGTGGACGAGTAGCCGGATCCGCCATCGAGATAAACCGATGATGCGAATGGATCGGTACGGGTTCCTGGGAAGTAGTCGTTGAAGGACCAGACTTGGCCCGCGCCCGCAGCGACCGAGACAATGTCTCCAGCGAACATGAGGATCGGTCCAAGATTCGAGAACGAGGTGGGGATGAAATCGTTTACAATCCAGTTGTCCCAATAGCCAAGCCAAGAGCTGGCCAGCGTATGGTAGACAAGGATCGCGTTGTTCTGGTTGAGGGCACCTTCGAGTGCGATCTCGACGGAGTTTTCGGTAAGCAACGCAGACTCGGTTTCTGTTCCGAGAATGAATGGATCATCGCTCAGGAACGGAACCGCCAGCAGATATCTGTTGTTCCAGAATACGCCATCGCAAAGGTCCAGTTTGGTCTTGTTGATATTGCTGATGAGATCGTTGATGGGGCTGGAGAGTGCGAGCCCGATGCTGGTCTGAGTACCTGCTTGGATCTGTTGGAGGGAGCGGACACCGTCGCGGGCGAGGAAGAAGACATCAGGTCCGACAGCGGCGATGGACCGATGCGAGGAGCATCCGATGTTGCCGCTGATAAGAATCACGGACCAGTCTGCTGGATCTTGGGTTGGGTCGGCATCGACGGCCCAGATGGAGCGTTCCTTGAAGACGACGAGGCGATATCCGAACCAAGAATAGAGCCCCTTGATGGGATCTCCATCGCCACCAATCCTGACCGAGCCAAGAGGATCCCACGATTCTCCGTCGAGGATGTCCGAGAAGTAGAGGGTGTCAGGCGGATTTGCTGTATCGCCCGAAGTACACCATAGCCTGTTGGTGTGGCTGACGAGATAGAGCGGCTTGGACGGGGGTGTGAGCGAGACGTATGCGACTGCGTGAGAACCGCCAGCAGGGCTGATTGTCACCGCAGGGGCGGTTGTATAACCGCTGCCCGGGTTGATGATGTTGATGGCAACAAGTTGTCCTTCGGCTACAATGGCTTCTGCTGTTGCGGTCGTTCCGCTTGGGGGAGCGGGAAGGGTGATGGTTGGGACGGTCGAAAGGTTGTTGCCTTGATTGATGACATCAATGCGACTGATTTTTCCGGCCGCGACCGCTGCATAGGCGTTGGCACTCGACACATAGGCGAGTACCCCGACTCCATCCGAGTAGAACAGCTTGTCGTTGAGCTGCGCGAAATAGACGTAGGTGGACGAGGATGAGATCGATGCCCCTGAGATCAGAGCGTAGGAAGCAGTTGGAGACCCGTAGTAGAGGCTTTTGGTTACGGTATCGTTAACCGCGATGACAAGCCGTTCGGATGCTGCCGTATCGAAATAGAAACCGGAGAATACCGTAGCGTTGGTCGGAAGATTGGATCCGTAGAAAGAGGAGACCGTTTCCCAATTTTGTACGATGTTTTCCCAATTATCAATGGCTGGATTGCCTGAGAGGGATGAACTACCGACTCTGGTGACGATGTTTCCAAAATCGTCATAGTCCATATTGATGGCCGACTCCATGCTGGTTGCAGGGATGGCATCTGGACGGGTGGCAGAAATGACGCCGGTAGAGAACCCGGTGCTTCCATCCAGAAGCATCTGGTCATCGAGTGCGTCTGAGGACTGGAAGGGCATCAGAGAATGTCTTGGAAGGTGTAGTCGTAGAGACTGTCAGGGATGATGCGACTGATCTGCTGCTGTTGACCGCGCTCCATGTCCTTCATAATGGAGACCTGAGCGGCACCTTCTTGGAACTTGGCTTGGGCTTTGCCGTATTGCCGGGAGTATTCGAGGAGATCGCCTTCGGTGTAGGCCATGAGGGCGTTCTCGACACCACGCAGTTCAAAGTCGCTGTTGTTGGAGATGGCGGTTGCCTCACCGAACTGGCGCATCTGGGACTGCTTCTTGCCGAGAATGAAGAGTGTGCCGTCGGTGTTGGGTGTGGGTACGAGCTTGATGCGCGGGACACCGGCTTCGCCGTAGGAGGCTCCGATGATGCGTACCCAATTGACGAAGTTGTTGGGCGTGGACTTGCGGGAGTCCACGTTGTTCCAGGTGTTGGGATCTAGTTGGAAGAACGAGACCCATTCTGCGGCTGCAATCTCGATGCCGTCGGTTTCTCCGGTAATGGTGAATCGGATGGCGACTGGGAAGTCGAGGAACATGTTGTAGCCCGACCCAGAGTTGTAGGTGGCGCTGACGGTCTGGTCGAGGGTGACGAGTTCCGTACCGTTGGTGACGGAAGTGGAAATGACCCCGAGAGTATCGTTCCAGAGGCAGGAGTCCCAGATCATCGAGTAGCGACGGATGCAGAACTTGTTGGCCAACGCAATGGTGGCCGCATCCGTGAACGAGAGCTTGTCACAGGCGGCCTGCGCTACATCGGAAGGTTTCATGCCAAGAACTCTTGAATGGTCATCGTGGAAGATGTCCTAGCTCCCTCGTAATTACTTATACCGAAAAAAACATCGTTTATGCATCTATTCAAATGAATAGTTGTAAAAAGTGAGCTTTCTCCAGCAGAAAACACATTGATTTTGTAGGTGTTTAATCCAGCGACAGGGCTTGTATCGTAGAATTGAATGATTACGTTACTTACAGTATAATCGCTTGAAACTGCGGGGTGAGGAGTTGCAATTCCGTAAAGACTTGTTGTTGCTGAATTGGATCCAATTTCCGTTCCATTTCTTGTAAGTCTAAAAACACCTCTGGTTGGTGAAATTGCAGCAAAGTTCAAAACAATAGTCACCAACAGTTTTGAACTTGACGATCTTGGAGTGATGGAAGTTGTAAGAACTGATATTTCGGTTCCAGGCCCTGTATTGACAGCCGTGTACGATTGAATGCTTTGGTAGATGGTCTGAACGCATTGAGGCGTAATCTGAGCCATCGTTGCGGTTCTGACCTTGTTGGATGCGCTGTTGTCCCTGATGAGCAGGGTATCGTTTGCGAAATCGATTGTGGCTGAGCTGACATTCGGAAGCGTGACGTTGTCGGAGTTGATCGTCAGGGTGTCGGTTCCAGCATCACCAAGAGTGGTGTTTGCGTTGGCGGTCAAATCCCCTGTGGATGTGAGCGTTCCTGCGACCACCGTGTTGCCGGATGCCGATGCGACGGTGAACTTGTTGGTGGCGACTGCGAAATCCCCTGCTGCACCCAAAGTGCCGGCCACCGCCGTATTGCCGGTAGCTGCTGCCACCGTGAGCTTGTTCGTGGCGACTGCGAAGTCTCCGGTGACCCCGAGAGTGGTTCCGACCGTTGCCGCCCCGCTGGTGCTTAGGCTGGATAGGCTTGTAGCACCGGTGACCCCAAGGGTTCCCGCAACGTCGGTATTGCCGCTGGACGCATTGACCGTGAACTTGTTGGTGTTGACCGCGAAGTTGCCGGTGGAGGAGAGGGTGCCTGGGACCGACAAGTTGCCGGTCATGGTCAATCCCGCCAAGGTGGTTGCTCCGGTGACGTTGAGAGCGCCACCTACGGAGGCATTACCGCTGGTGGAAAGCGACGAGAGGGTGGTTGCTCCGGTGACGGCGAGGGTGGACGAGAGGGTTGCTGCTCCTTGTGATTCAAAAGTACCGTCACTCTTTACGCCGAGAGTCGATACTTGCAATTTCGAGCTGTTTCCAGCGCCGTCACAGATTGTTTTCAGCGTTGAGCTGAAGGGAGTGGTGTCTGCGGTCTTGAGGAGAGAGGTGTAAGTCGAAGAGACCGTGCTGCCTGTGAGTGGAGTTCCCATATCAGAAATGTGTTGTTTGTCTGCCTAACCATTATCTGAGTGGAAGGGCAGACAAAGGCGTGTTGCCCTTTTATATGATCATCTGCTGTGACGATAGGTGATTTTGGATGAGCTGGTTTTCTCGCGCTTGAAACGAGCTTTTTCCGTGGAACTCATTTCACCAACGGTTTTAGGAGTCTTGGAACTGACACGCTTGGACGGACGACATGCCGGATAGCC